AACGGCACGAAAAGCACGAGGATCAGCAGGTCGTTGACCGAAACCTGCACAAGCGTATGCGCCGGGTCGCCCTTTGTCAGATGGCTCCATACAAACACCATTGCGGTGCAGGGCGCTACTCCCAATAATACAGCACCTGTTACAAAATCCTGCGCCAAGCCTGCCGGGATGAAGGCCTGGAAAATGACTTTGAAAAACAAGGTCGCCAGCCCGAACATGAGGAAAGGTTTGATGATCCAACTGCTGCCGCTGGATATGAGGATACCCGAAGGGTGCTTCCCTACATTCTTGATGGACTGAAAATCAATCTTCATCATCATAGGATAAATCATGACCCAAATGAGGACGGCAATCGGGAGATTTTGGCCCGCGTATTGGAGCTTTTCCAAAACTGCCGGAATTCCTGGCAGGAATTTCCCGATTAAGATGCCCGCCGCCATACACAGCAAAACCCAAATGGTCAGATATTTTTCAAAAAAGCCGATGCCTTGTGTTTTTTGTTCGCTCATTTTGTATTACCCGCTTCCCCTTGACGCTCTGCTTCATCCTTACGGGCCTTGGCCACGAAATACGTTTCCAAATTTGCAGGGAGCTGATAGGCTTCGCGCTCCGGCTCGCCCTGCTTGGCGTTATACACTTCCCGTAGGATGGCGTCCACGATCAGCTCCTTCGGCGGGGCTGTATATTCGACGCCATTGTATACCCATACACGGCAATCCACGGTATCGCCGCAAAGCTCTCCGCAGTCCTCACAGACCGTTTCCCGCAATTCCACGGCAATATCGTTCCCGTTTACGCGGATGGTGGGCGAGCTGACGAATTGATATTGGGCGGCCAACTCCCTTGTTGTAATATTCACCTTGTTGACCTTGACCTCGTACCCGGCCGCGTTTAGTACCACGGCAACGCTGGAAACCGCTTCATCCAAAGCCTTTTCAGTGTCCTGGCACCTGCCGCAAGCCGTCGTGTTCAGGTACAGAAAATCAATGCTTATCGGCTTTTTTGGTTGTGGCTGCCCACAGCAATTTTCAGAGGAACAACAACAATTACTCATTTTCATTACACTCTTTACAGCAATTTATGTTTTGTTTGCAAATACAATTTTCTTTATCGGATGTGATGGTACAAAAAAACTGCTTCGTTTTACTGATGGTATCATCATCCAAAGAGTAGTACGTCCATTTGCCTTCCTCTCTGCCTTTGACAATCCCGCACTCACACAGGAGCTTCATATGATGGGACAGAGTGGATTGGGACATTTCAAACTTCTCCAAAATCATGCAGGCGCAAAGCTCCCCGGAGGAGAGCATATCTACAATCATAGCTCTCTTGGGGTCGCCCAACGCCTTAAACACTTTTGTATATTCCAAATAATTTTCCATACCGACACCTCAAATCTATAAACTTCGATATGACTATTATATGCGCCAAATCGAAAAGTGTCAATGTGAAATCAAAAATTAAAAGCAAATATTTTATGAACATTTTCAAATAGCAATTGACATTTATCATTTAAATAAAAAAAGCATCCGCATATTACGGATACTTTTAAATAATGTTTGCTGAATAACTCGAAGTGGTGCATTGCTGCTGACTTTTAGGACAAAAAGTGGTAAAATAAGTGCATGGAAAAGTACGAAAAACGAGCAAAAACCTTGCACTTTAGAACAAGGGTATGCATTTTTGGAGTGAGCGGAATGTTATAAATTCACGAGTAAGCAGATAAGATTTGAAGATTTCGGTCAGCCAGTCGGGCTGCATATGAATCGGGAAAACCGATGGATAAAAAGAGC